GCAGTTATGAACTTGTGTCCGATTATTTTAATTGTAACACTGATTGCCGGACTGATTGCAGCAGGTGTCGCACTATATAAAAATTGGGATAAGGTCAAAGAAAAACTGTCCGAATTGTGGGGCAACATCAAAGAAAAATTCAATGCAATCAAAGAGACTATCACGGGAGCATTCACGAAAGCGAAAGAGGCGGTCACGAATAAGGTCAAGGAAATCGGTGACAACATAAAAAATAGCACAATAGGACAAGCTGCATCGAAAGTATTCAACGGCGTAAAGGACACGGTTCACAATGTCATGTCGGCAGCGACCGAAACGGCAAAGGAAAAACTGGGGAACATGAAAACCGCCTATGAAGAAAACGGAGGCGGTATCAAGGGCGTTGTTGCTGCCGGATGGGAGGGAATCAAAGGATATTATTCAGCAGGATTCACATTCGTTGATAATTTATCCGGAGGGAAACTCTCTGAAATCAAATCAAAATTCTCTGAAAAGACATCGGAAATCAAAACAAAGGTTTCCGAGGGTTGGGAGAACATGAAAACCACTGTCACCACAAAAATGACGGAATGGAAAACCAACGCATCAAACAAACTGAATGAAATAAAGACGAATTTCTCAACAAAGGTTTCAGACATCAAGTCAAATGTTTCAACAGGTTGGGAGAACATGAAAACCACCGTCACCACAAAAATGACGGAATGGAAAAATAATACATCGAATAAATTGACAGAAATCAAATCCGGATTTTCCTCAAAGGTTTCGGAGATAAAAACGAAATGGTCGACGGATTTCACGAACATAAAGGACAAGGCAACCTCACTCATGGAGACAGCAAAGTCCAATGTTTCAACGAAACTCAATAATATGAAATCTGCATACAGTGAAAAAGGCGGGGGAATCAAGGGAATCGTGTCTGCTACGTTCACAGGCGTAAAGGACACAATGAACTCTCTCATGAGTACGGCGAACACTCTGACAGGCGGGAAACTTGACAGCATCAAATCGGCGTTCTCAAGCAAATTAGCGAGTGCAAAATCGACCGCATCGTCTGCGATGGAGAGCATCAAATCATCGTTCTCCTCAAAGATGGAATCCGCACACGGAGCGGTGACAGGTGCATTGTCAAGAATCAAATCGGCGTTCAATTTCAAATGGTCATTGCCACATTTGGACTTGCCACACATCAGCGTGTCCGGAGGCGTTGCACCGTTCGGAATTGGAGGAAAAGGTTCACTCCCGTCATTCTCGATTCAGTGGTACAAATCCGGTGGTATTATGACAAATCCGACCGTGTTCGGAATCAACGGCAACAGCCTCATGGTAGGAGGCGAGGCGGGTGACGAGGCAATCTTGCCACTTGCAGAGTTTTACAACAAATTAAACAGCATACTTGACAAGAAACTTGATGCAGTTCAGAAATCGCAAGTTGTATATGTGACAAATCACACATACATTGACGGCGACGAAATCGCAAGCAGAACCGTGTCAAAGGTAGATGCGGAAATGGTAACAAATAAACGAAAAGGGAGGTAAAACAGGGCGATGAAAATAAACGGAATAGACATCAGAAAATATGATGCAAAGCAGTTGACCGCCGATGTGCAGCCTCCCTCTTTTGCTAATTCATACGAATGGTTGACGGGTGCAGCACTGCCGACGGAATTTGAGACAGAGGTTCAGATGGGTCATTTGAAACTGTCAATATATTTCAAAGGCAAGGACAGGAACAACATCATCCGTGCTGCATCGGAGTTCATGAGTAATTTCACAAAGGCTTGCAAGATGGAACTTGACGGCTACAAAGGAACATATATCGGATTCATCACATCAAATGACTATGAAAAAAAGAATGTGAAACAGAGGTACGTTGTAAACCTTGAATTTGACGGTTTTTTTGTCGATGACGACCTCTCAATCACATTCGACGGGAAAACCTCTGCATCGTTCTATAAAGTGGGTACAAGAGACGCTCCGTGCATTGTAGAGGTATATGCAAAAAGCACATTGACGAATTACACAATCGCAGGACTGGGAGACGACGACATCATCATTGAGAGTTTAGCAGCAGGAAAGACGGTTGTGATAGACGCAAAGACCGGACTTGTGACAATCGACGGGGCAAATGCATTCGACAAGGTGAATATGTGGACGTTTCCGGTATTAAAGACCGGAGAAACAGCACTCACATTCTCCAACACAAAGGCGAGAGTGACTATCAGATACACGCCTATGTGGATTTAGGAGGTGAGAACATTGCAGATTTTTAATGACAAAAAGAAAAGAATCGGAACATTGTCCGGGTTCAAGAGCAGGGAAATCACCACGACACTGGATTCCGGAGACAAAGAGTTGTCGTTCAGTTATCCGGCAGCGGGAGCGTTGGTTGACTTGCTAAAAGAAGAATACTATATACGCACCAAAACGGACGAATTTGTTATCAAAGCAGTCGAAAAGGGTGAACAGTTCAACAAATACACAGCCGTCCTCAATGTGGAGGAATTGGAGGGAACGCCGTTCCCGTATGGCTTTGAATCGAATGAACAAACAATCAAAGCGTGTCTTGAGTTTGCGTTCGAGGGTACGGGATGGCATGTCGGAACATGCACGGTAAAAAAGAAAAGAACTATTGACGAGCAGGAGAGCGTCACGGCATGGGATGTCCTGCAAAAGTGCCTCACAACATACCGCTGCGAGTGTATCATTCATTCACTGACAAAGACAATCGACATATATGACCGGATAGGCAGCGACAAAGGGTGCTATTTCATGGAGGGGTTGAACCTCCGGAAAATATCATTGAAATCGGACACATACGATTTTTACACAAGAATCTATCCGATAGGCAAGGACGGCATCACACCGGAGTGGCTGACCGGAAAAGATTACATCGACAATTTTCAGTATAGTTCCAAAATCAAGGCGTATGTTTGGAAAGACGAAAGATATACCAATACCACAAGTCTGATTGAGGATGCGACAGCAAAGATTGAGGAAATGTCAAGACCATACAAGGCATACACCGCAGAGGTGGTTGACCTTGCGAAAGCATCAGAGGAATACAAAGACATTCTCTCATACGGAATCGGAGATACAGTCACGCTTGTGTCAAAGAAAACGAGGACGAGGGAAAAGCAGAGGATTGTCAAAATCACAGAATATCCGGAATCACCGGAAAAGAACACGGTTGAGATTTCCAATGCGAGAAAGACATTCGCAGAGATTCAGAAAGAGGAGACGGCAGTAGCCACAGAGGAGGCGGTCTCCATCTCCAACAGGGCAACCAAGAAAGTCCTTGAGAACTATTCGACCACGGAGGAGATTGAAACCAAAATCACGGCATCGAAAGAGGCAGTCGAGGCAGGTGTTGCCTACACTCTGAAAAATTATTATACATCCGTGCAGATGGATTCCTTGATAAAAGCCACGAAAGAGGAGATTTCTCAAGAGGTAAAGCATGTTGAGGAAAACTCAATGCACAACTATGTTGTGAATGGAGATTTTTCAAACGGACTTGATGATAATTGGTACAACAGCAATGAGACGAACAATGCCGTGATGGATGTGTCCGGATTGGGAACGGTTGCGAAAATACTGAAAACATCCTCAAGCGGTTCGTATATACGGCAGAATTTAGGGAAAATACCTGCGGGAACGTACCGTGTGAGATATAAGGCAGCAACAGCAGCAGGGTACGAAAACACGGCAAGGGTGCAGGTGGGGGCGTTGGGAAGTTATTCAACGACATCCTCCGGAATGCTAAAGAGCAAAGAGTTCACGACGATTGAACGTGAAATCACGGTATCAGAGGGAACGAAATATATTTACATTTACGCATACGCACAGAACGCACCCGTGTATATCACGGATATTGAGGTATTAGGACTGTATTCATTGTATGCGGATGCAAAGATTCAAGTGACTGCGGAGGAGATAACCTCCGAGGTCAACAAAAAAGTGAACAGCGATGATTTCGGAACACTAATCACACAGAACGCATACAATGTCCGAATTGCATTTAATAAAGGCAGTTCGTACATGCAGTTTGATTCGACTGCAATCACAATGTACACCGGAACGATTACGGATAACCAAAAAAGAACACGATTTGACTACAACGGAACTCATTTCTATCGTGACGGATATTATGTCGGAAAAATCGGAACGAACACGATGAAAGACAACGACAGTCAGAGAGGACTTGTTTTTGATATTGAGTACAACACTGCGTATATGTCATGGTCAAATAAAGAATCGCAGAATGCAGATGTGTACACGATGAAATGGTCGTACTGCACACAGCAGTGTGGAAATTACGAGGCGAACATGCTACATGCAGGGGCAGACATCAACATGCATTTCTTCACATTAAGGAATGTAAGTTTTGAGGATGGCTCAATAAGCGGAACGCTAACATTCAAACAACCTTTAGAAGTAGGCAGCGACGGGAAATTGACAAAGTGGTCAACGGCGACGCTTGAGTTCAAAAGAGGGATATTAGTGTCCGGAACATGGAGCAATGGATAAAACAGGAGGAAAAGAAATGCAGATGAATGACGAAAATATTCAGACAGAGGAAGTCAAACGAGCAGCAGAACCGGAGTATAAAATTCCGGAAGATGCTACCGACAACTCAAGACCAAACGAAACAGCAGAGGTTGTGACGAGGGAATCAGCAGAGGAGACAAACACAGAACTCTTGCAGAGTATTGACAAGAAACTTGACATGCTGCTTGCAGCACAAACAGCGACACAGGCAGCAAAGGAGGAATAATCATGAATACACCGATTGCAGTAAGAATTGAATGTGCAAAGGGAGAAATCCTCAACGCTATGGAGACGATACAGAAAAGACATGCGTTGCCTCCCTGCATCATGGACGGCGTGTTGTCGTCCGTACTGGCAGAGGTGAGGAGTGAGGCAAAGATTGAACTCATAAACTCAACAAATGCGATGATGGCATCAAAGGACGAGGAACTCGAAAAGGCAAAGAAAGCAGCAAAGAGAGTTTTGAAAACAGAACCGGACAAGGAGCAGCCGGAGCAGGATGCACCGGAGAATCCGGAAGAATAAGAAGTAAACACCGAGAGGAGGTGAGAGCATGGCAACATTGACGAAACTGACAACGAACATCAATCTTGAAATGTCCGGAGACACTAAAAGATATTTAGTATCTGCAAAGCAGGGAGACAAGGCAACACGATTCATCATCGCAAGGCTGCTCAACAACGGCGAACCGTACACAATCCCGACAGGGGCAAGAGCAGTCATCAACATTGCAAAACCGGACGGAAAACATGTATATAACACATGTTCATATTCCGGTTCGGATGTGACAGTCGAATTGACAAATCAAGCACTTGCAGCCTCCGGAACGGCGTATTGCGACATTGAAATCCGGACGAGTGACGATTCACAGGTTATCACATCCGCATCGTTCACAATGGAGATTGAACCGTCGCAGAGGAACGACAATGCGATTCTATCAGCGAATGAGTTCACAGAACTTGAGAACCGTGTCAAGGGTCACATTGAGAGTATTGACAGCACGAATGAGGCAGTCAAGAAAGCGGAACAGGCAAGAGTGACCGCAGAAAATGCGAGAGTAAAAGCAGAACAGGCAAGGGCGACCGCAGAGAATAATCGACAGCAGAATGAAAACACCCGCATCCAACAGGAGCAGCAGAGGCAGCAGGACACCTCGCAGGCGGTCAAGAATACAAACGATGCAACGGATGAATCAAAGAGGGCGACAACAGCCTGCAAAGAGGTCACAGAGCGGGCAGAGGACGCATTGCAGAATCAAGAGCAGCTTGAGGCGACATTGAACACGGCGACACAGATTCGACAGGATGTGTCACAGATGCAGACAGCAGTTGCAGAGGCAAAGAAACAGGTCGAGCAGGACAAAAAGGATATTGATGACACGATTCAAAATTCACTGCTTGCATCAGCAGAGAAAATTCTTGAGAGTGTGCAGGACTATTTCAACCGTGCAGAGGCGTTATATTCGAGCATGTATCTTGATTGTGACGGAGAAACGCCGTATCTGCGAACGGTGACACCAGTATTCATTGACGGAGCAACGCCACAGGTCAGAAATGCGAATGAGGGCGTTGATTTTGACGGAGGAACGCCGACCTCCCGACAATTAGCAGTATAATTCCATGATACTGGAAACAGACGGCGAAACGAACACAAAGGAGTGATTGTGTGATATATTCCATAATCACGGAGCAAAGGAGGTTGAACAATGGCAGCAATCAGACCATGCACCGGAACAACGGCAGACTGGAAAGCAGTTGAGGACACTCTGATTCTCAAGGAAAGAGAAATCGGAGTTGAGATTGACACATCCGGTCATTATCAAATCAGACAGGGAGATGGTAAAAAGAAATTCTTTGACCTGCCGATTATCGTCAACAATGCCCGTTATGAGGAAATACTGACATTGACACAGGGATATATGAACACCGTGAACAATTTCAGCAAGAACATGACAGAGGCGACGAACAGTGCAAACGGTGCAGCAACAACGGCAAACAATGCAGCGTCGACAGCAAGTGCAGCAGCAAAAGCGTGTCAAGGCATTGTGAACGGTCTCAACACTATGGTTGACACCGTCACAAAGAAATCATGTGTCCTCACGGTTGAGGATGGAATTTTGACGATAAGGGAGGCGTAAAAAATGGCAAGTGGAGACTTGATTGTAAAAGTAGCAGACAAAGACACACTCGACCGCACATATGCGAATACAAACGCTATACTGGCAGCAGTCGGGGAAGATGTAAGAATAAAGGGTGTAAAGCGTTACGGAATGAAAATCAACAAAAATGACAGCAATCCGGCGACACGATGCACATATCTTTTCGATGCGGTGGGAATGACACCCGCTGCGATGAATTATTCTGCCGGACGATTCGATTTCGGAGACTGGGGAAACGTCTTTTTTGTAAAGAACAATTATCCGGCAATGGTCAAATATGACGGTACAGAAGATTATAAACTCGACCCGAACGACCACACAAAGAAAGCAGACGGAAAAACGGCATCCGATGTCTCAAACACGGCA